ATCACGATGATCAAAGACCTGAAGAAAAGTTGCGGAGATTGCTCGGCATGCTGCTCTGGCGCTCTCAGCGGGCAGGCCCACGGGCATTTTTTCTTCAAGGGTCGCCCCTGCTTTTTTCTCAAAAATAGCGGATGTTCGATCTATGAGGACCGGCCCGAGAACCCTTGCGTCACATACAGGTGTGGTTATCTGACGGAGCCGTTCTTTCCTGAATGGATGCGGCCCGACCAGTGCGGCTTCATCGCCACCGCCCGTGTGCATCGGTACATGGAGAAGGTGAAGGATGGTGACACAGAGCGCGACGAGGAGCGTGTGATCCCCTACATGCAACTGATCGAGTATCAGGGGCCGACGAGTGCTAAGGCCCTCTGGTGGTTCGTGGAGAAGCATCTGGAGGGGTCCATCCCGAACATGCTGATCGAGATTGACGGCGGCTATCAGCGCATGGGAAGCATGGAGTTCTTGCGGGCCAAGCTTTAGCCTTCAACCATAACGGATAACTGAGAATGACGACGTGGGTTTTTGACACTGAGACGATGCCGAACCGCACCCTGATCTGCGCCAAAAACGTGGATACGGGTGTTTGGTTCGATCTGTGGCGTCACGAGGCAAACGCGCCTGGCAGGCTGAAGCAGTTCCTCGCCCAGCCTGGCGCGACGTTCGTCGGTTTCAACAGCAAGTCGTTTGATAGCCTGATCGTCTCGGCGTTCTGCGCCGGGCGCACCGAACTCGAGATTAAGCGCATCGCGGATGACATCATCACCAACAATGTTCCGCCCTGGATTTCGGCCCGGAAATTTGCACTGATCGACGTGTTTGCGGACCACATTGACCTGATCGAGGTAGCGCCGTCGTTCGTGGGGCTCAAAGCCTACGGGGCTCGCATGCACATGCCGCGCCTGCAAGAGATGCCCCTGGCACACGATGCCTTCCTAGAGCCTGAGCAGGAGGCCCTACTGCTGGAGTATTGCCACAACGACGTGGACACGACGGTGGAGCTTCTCAACCAGCTTGAGAAGGAGGTTATCCTCCGGGTGGAGATGAGCCGCCGCTATGGCGTGGATATGCGCAGCAAGTCAGATGCTCAGATGGCTGAGCAGGTCTACATCACGACGATGGGCCTGCAACACGCGAAGAACGACATCCCAACACACGTTGTATATACAGCCCCAGGCTTTCTAAAGTTTCGAGACGCAGGGCTCCAGCACATTCTGGACAGCGTCGATGGCCGTCAATTTGAGGTCAACCCCGGCACCGGCCATGTTAAGCTGCCCGACTTTCTGGGCGATGCAGTGGTCGAATTTGGCACGGGAAAATATCAACTTGGGGTGGGCGGTATCCACAGCGTGCATGATCGGAAGGTGTGCCACATCGCGGGCAACGACATTATCTGCGACATCGACGCGGCCAGTTTCTACCCAAGCATCATCCTCGAGTGCGGCCTTGTGCCAGAGAACCTAGGTGAAAGGTTCATCGAGGAATATCGCACGATCTATGACAGGCGGTTGGAGGCTAAGCGGGCCGGTGACAAGGTAACCGATGGCACGCTGAAAATCAGTTTGAACGGCACATTCGGCAAACTGGCCAGCCGCTATTCGGTGCTCTACTCGCCCGATCTGATGCTGGCGGTGACGCTCACCGGGCAGCTTACGCTGCTGATGCTGATTGAGTGGCTTGAGGCTGTCGGTGCCACCACGCTCAGCGCAAACACTGACGGCATCGCAATCCGCTACCCAAAAAATATTGACCCCGCCATTCAGCAAGCAGTTGCAAAATTTGGCGAAACCTCTAAATTCAGCTTTGAGTTCACGCCTTACCGCGTGCTTGCTCTAAAAGATGTTAATAACTACATAGCTGTGAAACCGGATAGAACTTTGAAAACCAAAGGCATTTACGCCCCGTTATCGCTGAAGAAGAACCCCACCGCACAGGTATGTGCCGATGCGGCAGGTGAGTGGCTGGCCAAAGGCACGCCATTCCTTGATACAATCAAGGCCGCACCGTTCTGCCATTTTATATCTGCTCGTAACGTGTCGGGTGGCGGTGAGCAGATGGGCAAATATTTGGGTAAGGTGGTGCGCTGGTATCAGTCGAATGATCCAGCCCTCGAGCCGATCCGGTACAAAACCAACGGCAACAAAGTGCCCAAGACCGATGGTGCCAGAGCCTGCATGGAATTGCCTGATAAGGTCGAGCACCCGCCGGATTTGGATTACGCTTGGTATCACAGGGAGACCATCAAGATTGCGGTGGCCCTGGGATGCACGAACTACCTGACACCTGAAGACATAACTCTGATAACGCCACCCCCTAAGATCAGGAAGATCAAAAATGGAAAATCCAAACACTAATACGGTTTTTGTTGTTCAAGCTGACAAAAACAAAGATTTCTCAGATGCTCGTCGGTTTGGGAATTTGCGAGCGGTGTTTAACCACACCCGCAAGCCCTACGATACGAGTGCAATGATAGACCGCGCAAAGCAAGTGCTCCGAGATTGGAAGCCAGGCGACTACCTGCTGATGATCGGAGACCCGACGCTGTGCGCTGTCTGTATGACCCTGGTCACTGAAGAACATGATCAGGTGAACGTGCTTAGCTGGGACCGCGAGACATTCCAATATACCAAGCATGAATGGGATTTCCGCCAGTTGAGTTTTGATTTTGGCGAAACCGAAAACTGACAAAGAAAGGATAACGCAATGAGTGATTGGACAAATAACCTGCGGAAAGGCAAGCAGTCTGTGCCGCCGCGCATTGTCATCTATGGCGGGCATGGGATTGGCAAGAGCACGCTTGCCAGCCAGTTCCCCAAGCCGATTTTTATCAGCACCGAAGACGGTCTTGATAGCCTTGATGTGACCAGCTTTCCAAAGGCTGCACACATCAAAGACGTGGTTGAGAGCATCAAGACGTTGATCAAAGAGGATCACGATTTTAAGACGGTCGTGATTGATTCGGTGGATTGGCTTATTGAGCCTCTTATTGTGGGTAACGTCGAAGCCACGCACGAGGCCAAAGACCTGGCATACGGTAAGGGTCAGATGCTGGTGGCGGAAGAGTTCCGTGAAATCCTCCAGGGGCTGGACGTGCTACGCATGAAGCGCGGCATGAACGTGGTGCTAATTGCTCACGCTACAGTCGTAAAGTTTGAAGACCCCCGCACTGAGCCGTATGATAGGTATCAGCCGAAGCTACCAAACCGCTGTAATGCGCTGCTGCAAGAGTGGGCTGACGTCATTGCGTTTGCGGCGTTCAAGGTGATTATCCGCAAGAGCGACAGTGGCTTCAACAAGGAAAAGACGCGCGGCGTCACGACTGGCGAGCGCCTCCTGCATTTTGTCGAGAACCCGGCCTATGCGGCAAAGAACCGCTATGCCTGCCCTGACGAAATCGAGATGACGATTGAGAATCTCGGCAAAGTTATCCCCATCGCAAACTGAGAAAGGAATACGACAATGGCAAAATTTGGATTTGATGTGACTGAGGTTGAACCGTCCGCCCCCCGGACAGACTATGAGCCGATCCCGGTAGGTGAGTATGTTCTCAAGGCCCTTGAGGCTGAAGAGAAGAGCACGGCGAGCGGCGGCGTAATGATCAAGGCCAAGTTTGAGGTGGCCAAGGGCGAGCATGCTGGTCGCCTGCTATGGCAGAACTTCAACATTGTGAACGCAAGCGAAACGGCTCAGCGCATCGGCCGCCAGCAGCTTGTGGCGTGGGCTACCGCTTGCGGAAAGCCGAATGCTGATGACACTGACAAGCTGCTCGGCAAGCCGTTTACCGCATCGGTGGACATCGACCCGGCGAAGAATGGCTACAAGGCTAGCAACAAGATCAAGGCGTTTTTGCTCAACCAGTCTGATGATGCTACCTCTGTAAAGAAGGCCCCGGCGGCCCCCAAGTCTGCGCCGAAATCTGCCCCGGTAGGCAACGCGAACCCCTGGGATTGATCCATGGCAATCATTCCGCCCCCTCCTGAGCAGCAGATCGTAAACCGCATCTATGCGGCAATTGAGAAGGAGAAGGTTAACCCTGATCTTTACCTGGGGCGGCTTGGTTCGTCGTTCATAGGCGAGGAGTGTGTCCGTCAAATTTGGCTCAATTGGCGAGGCTTTGCCCGTGAGTCGTTTGACGGGCGCATACTTCGCCTATTTGAAACAGGACATTTGCAAGAGGAGCGGATCGTAGCTGATCTGCGCCGGGCAGGGTTTGCTGTTTGGGACAAGCGCGAGGATGGTCGACAGTTTGAGTTTATCGACCAAACCGGGCATTTCATCACCAAGGTCGATGGTGTGGTGAAAGACGTCCCGGATAGCGATAAGCCACACCTGCTGGAGATTAAGACCCACAACAGGAAGAGTTTCGACGGCCTGTTAAAGAAAGGCGTGCAAGGCGCGAAGCCGCTGCATTACGCCCAAGTGCAGATCAGCATGGCGCTGGGGGGATTCACCCGGGCGCTGTATGTGGCCCTCTGCAAGGACGACGAGCAATTTTATGTGGAGCGTGTCAAGGAAGACAAAGCCTTCCAGGCGAAGCTACAAACCAAGATCGGCAAGCTGGTCGAGGCTCAGTTGCGCCCGGCAGGCATCAGCGATGATGCGTCGTCGTTCGGTTGCAAGTTTTGCGGCATGAAGGCGGTCTGCACTAAGGAAGCCCCGCCCCTGCATCACTGTCGCACATGCGCCATGTGCTCGGCAGGGGCTGAAGGCAAGTGGGTTTGTAACTTGAACAGCTTCACCCTGACCCTGGATGAGCAGCGCCAGGGCTGCGAACACTATGAGGCTCTCTGATGCTGACAATTGGAATTGACCCAGGCCTTACCGGTGCTGTGGGCGTGCTCGAAAACGGCGAGTTTCTGGCCGTCTTTGACATGCCCACGGTATCGAAAGGATCGGGCAGTGTGAAGAGCGAAGTGGACCCGGCGGGTTTGGCCGCAATTCTTCGTGACTATCATGCCCTATGTGTGATCGAGCGTGTCAACGCAATGCCCAAACAAGGTTCCTCATCGACGTTCAGCTTGGGTGACAGTTTTGGAGCCGCCCGTGCTGTTGTGGCCACAATGGGTATTAGCCTGGCCTACATCACGCCAGCGGCCTGGAAGAAGCATTTTAAGCTGGCATCTGACAAAGAGATGGGCCGTGCCCTGGCGATCCGCATGTTTCCCTCAGCACCCCTCAATCTGAAGAAACACGCGGATCGCGCCGAAGCCCTGTTGATGGCACGGTGGCTCTACGAGACGCAGCGTTAAGCCTTACTGCGGCCTGCGGTTGGATACGTTTTCCAATGCCCGGATGGCCGCAGCTACGTTTGTCGGATTGTTTGACGTCAGCATTTCCGTGATCCGAACGGCGCGGGCCTCATCCAATCTTCCGTTTTGAACGGCTTGTGTGACCAACCTGGTGAGCGATTGGTCAAACCCTCCGATTGCCGCAGAACTGTTACGAGACGTTTGATTGGCCCGATGGAACAACTGCGCTTCTCGGTTGAGGGTGGCTGTGAACAGGTCGGCATAGGCGGGCGTTTCAAAAATTGCCCCGATACGATTACGCATTGCCGGTGAATTGATCAGGCTTTGCGTGCTTGCCAAACTGGCCGCCGGGTTCATAACAGAGCCGTAGATGTTTTGAACTGAGCCGACACCCTGTTGAGGATCAGCGCTCTCCTCTTCAAAAAGTGCGCGACCAGCAGGGCCAGCCAGCCAGCCTTGCAGACGACGAACAGCCTCATCTTGCTGTTTGGGCAGGCGCGTATCCCGCATAAGTGCGGCAAACAATACTTGGTCGGTCACGGCCCGAGAAATCAACCTCTCTGCGCGATCAGAACCCAGATTCGTAACAAAATTATTAAGCGCACTCGATGCGATTGCTGGAGTTTGAATGTTTCCAGTGCCGGTGATTTGGGAGACTTTGCGACCAATTGCCGCACCACCTAGCTGAGCAAGCCTGTTTATCAATCTGTTTTGTGGTTCAACAACCACCCCACCAACGTTGGGCAAATCACCGCGAGCGCGCTCCAGCGCGGTAAACTCTGTTCCAATTTGACGAAGGCGATTGAGTTCTTCGGGGCTAAAAACAGCCTCAAACACCGCACGCCGTTCGGGGCCATTCAACATTTCAAGAATGGTGCTGCCTCGGAAAACTTCACCATTGGGGCCAGTTTGCCGGGCACTGGACAAAACATTGTCCACAAAAGCGCCCCGAAGGCCCGCCAAGGCCGCACCCGAATTATCGCGGGAAGCTGATTGCCTGAGAGACCTGGCAACTTCAACGGGATTGTCCGCTGCAAAAATGCGCGTCACCGCGTCGTTGGGGTTGCCCTCCAAGAACCGCGCAATTGCTGTTTCTCGGGGCCTTTTCAAACTACGGGAAATACCAATTTGGCGAGCTTCGGCACCCTGTGCCCGGGTTTGAGCTTCCAGGGCGTTAGTGACGGTTTCACGAAGTTGAGGATATTGCTCCAAGAGAACTTCATTGCGGCGCATCCAAGACACAGCCGCTTCGGGCTTCAGACGACCTTCTGCGGTAACCGCGCGATCACGCAGAGAGCGGGTCAGGTAATCTTGAACGGCGTTTTGAACGACTTCGTTTTGGCCCGCACCGATATTTGTCGGATCAGAGGTCGCGGCACGCAAGGCGCTTTCAGCAACACCGCCTCGCACGCCGCCTGCGCCGATCAAGTTAGACAACGTCATCTCAGCCGGAACCGCAGGCGACCCGTCGCGTGTGTCAACAAGCCGACCAATATCGCCTTCACGGAACGTATCATTTAACCGTCGCGAAAAATCACGGGCAACCGAATATGGGCCGCCTATATCAGCTAAACTGTTCATCACACTGAGCGTAGATTTAGCCAATTCTCTGGCTAAACGAGCTTCGTTACGATTCCCGGCATCAAGTGCCTGACGCTCAATTGAAAGCAATTCAGACCTAAAACCTTGAAGTTCAGCGGGAGATTCGATGTTTCCAAGACGCCGTTCTCCTCTCTTATTGGGGGCCAAAAATCTGCGCGCATACTCAGGAATATTTTGTTGTTGAGTGCGAGGAGTATTTGCAACAAGTTCATCAAATCGAGCAAACAACGGCGCAGTTTCAATCTGTACGTCTTGTGGGATGTTGCGCCAAAGATCGTTTTCTTGAATTTGTGCGGCATTATACGCTTGATTAAACTCTTCTCGAACAATGCGAGAAGCGTCTTCCGCCGTAGAGCTAGGCTCCAATGCTGCAACGCGTTCACGCGCCTGCGCTTGAGCCTGTTCAACTCGGGCTTGAAGGGCTGTGTTCAACCGGTCGCGGCGGGTTTCCAAGAACGCCCTTGTTTGGGTTGGGTCACCGCCAAGGGCGCGGGTTTCTTCCAACAGGGTCGCCTGCGCTGCTTCGGCCCGATCACGAAGAGACTTTTCAATTGTCGGATCAGATTGTGCAACAGCGCGCTCCAGCGATAAAAGCAGTGGCTCTTGCGTGCGCTGAGCAGGCGTCAGGTCAGCGATTGTAGGGGTTTCGGCAGCAACGGCTGCCGCTTCGGGATCAGCCGTGAGGCTTTGCAGGCGACCAGGAGCGCGCGTTGGATCGGCTCGCGATTCTACAGCCCGACCAGCCGCGCGTGTGACCAATCCGGTTGGGCCATAACGCAACAACATCGCCGCAAGTCCGGGCGAAACACCGCCAACCAGTTCACCCACCGTGCCAGCATACGGATTTTCCGGGTTGTACTCTTCCCCGACAAAACGACCAGTTCCTGCGCCTGCGCCAGACGCCAATTCACCTGCGACAGTGGAAGTTGGCGCAACAAACTGACCAAGACGACCCGTCGAAGACCCAACCGGCGCTTGTGCGACAGTTTGGCCCACGCGAGCAACAAGAGGGCGCGCTGAAGATGCGGCTATGCGCGCCGCACCATAACCAGGAATCAGCATGCCTGCCGATTCGCCAACGCCGCGCCCTATATATTCCCCGACTGTTTCAGGTTCTTGTTCGACCCCTGGCACCATCTGGGCTCCGGTGGCCCGACCAAACCTCGACATGCCCGATTCAATGCTTGCCGAACCGCCGAAGGGCCGATCACTGACCGGCATGCCGGTGTATTTCAAAGCGAGGTTGGCAAGATCAACGGGCATGCCAAGCACCGATGCGATGCCACGATTTAGAAATGGAAGCGCGCCCCCGCCGCGCCCGGTTTCTTCGGCGGGCTCCGAGAAACTAGACCAAGGGCCTGTCTCAGCGGAAGGCTGAGGTGCGGCAAAGCGTTCCCAAGGACCGGCCATTATTCGCGACTCCAGTTTCTCTGGTCAGACGGGTCACCGCCCAAGAAAGTGTAACCATCAACCACCTGACCAACGCGCGGAATTTGCGTGTTGTTTGCGGCGGGGGGGCGCCCGGGGTTCTTGGGGGGGGGGGGGGGCGCGGGGGGGGGGGGGGGGGGGGGGGGGGGGGGCGAAAATGAAAAAAGAGGGGAGGGGTGAGGCATGCTGTGAGTTGTGGCGCAATGACGGGCCGCAAA